CTAAAATGTCCCAAGTCCTCTGAACTGCAGCATGGATCGCGCGACGTCTTTCACCAGGTTCTCGACTTTGGGTCTGATGTAGTGCTCGCCGCTGATGCCATCGAGCTTGTGGCCCATAAGGATCTCGAGCGTCTCCGAATCGAGGCCCCAATCGTATTTTGCGAACGTCCTCCATGAGGTTCGCAGGTTGGCGAACGGGATTGCGTCGCCGCCGACCTCAGACCTCCAAAGGTAGCAGAGCGCCGATTTGTTCAACGGCAGCCCGTCGCCGCGGTCGGCCATCCACTCTGCGCCGTCGGCGATGCGCTGCCGGGCGATATCGTAGTAGCGCGTGCCGTAGGGCTCGGGGATGACGGCGACGCGGTAACTCGCCGGCGTCTTGAGATCGCCGTCAGGCAATGGGAGGTCGCCTGTCTCGTCCATCCTGCGGGCGATCGGCACGACGGCCAGCTTCATGCCGCACGCCTCGTGCAGCTCGACCTCTCCGGGCTTCGAGCCCAGCGCTTCGCCCGTCCTCGCGCTGCCGAAGCACGCCAGGATGTACGGCGCCTCCACGGGGCTGCCGCGGAGCGTCGTAAACAGGTCGTCGGCCTCGGCGAGGCTGTACGTGTCCTTGCGCTTCCCTGGACCCGCTGCGACCGGCATCTCGTAGCGTAGGCGGAACTTATTCGCAGCTATCACTTCGTACTTGACGGCGAAGTCGCCGATCTTCGCGAGGATGACCATGGCCACCTTTGCGTTCGACTTCGAAAGCGAGAAGAGCCACTCCTGCACCTGGATCGGCTTCGCCGAGTCGATCGGCACCCCTCCCCATCGCGGTTCGACGTGCAACCTCCAGCACCGCTCGTAGATTTCCGCAGTGCGTTCCTTGGTCTTGCCGTCGACGACGCATTGCGCGATCCACGGCTCGTACCACATGACATAGGCTTTCCCTATGGTAGGGACGGGTTTGTCCTCGGCATGCAAGACACGCAGGCGCGCCAGCTCGAGGTCGGCATCCTTGCGCGTGCATCGCAGGGTGCGGGATCTGCGCGTGCGGCCTTCGGGTGTGTTCTCCACCCAGCGGATGATCTGCTTGTCCTTGGAGACGGACGTGATGGATCCCCACGCGCGGCGCTGCTTCTTCCTTGGCATGGTATAATCTCACCTGCCTTCCGTTTATTCGGTTGGTATCTGCAAGCCTCGCGCTGGGTGGCCGCCCGTACGCGCGGGGCTTTCGTTTCTAAAAGATGTTCGGAACGATGTAGATCTCGAATGAATCGTGTTCAGGCACGGGGTTTCCGAAAGGATCTATCTCAAACGACGTAGTGGCCCCTCCCGCAACCGCATCGAGCATCAAGTTATTGTTGAATCCTCCAACAATCTGGCCTCCATTGAAGAGGACGACTGTCGGGGTAACGCCCTTGTCCATCGCATTATCTGAGGGGTTCGTAAATTCCCCAGCCCAATTCATGTCGCCATCAGGAGTCGGGTTCTCTGCGGCGCCGCTTACCGAGAAATCAGTAACCCGATACATTTCATCGTATGACGCGGGCTCTTGCTGTCCCGTTCCTAGCTCAATGGTGACATCGGCGGGTTCTGACGAGAGCATGTCCGTTCTTCCGACAACAGGCATGACATCGCCTGGTCCTACGAACGCCGCATAAGCCGTCTCTGATGCGATAACGCTTCCGTTAACATCCTTCACGGTGATTTTGACGGTTTGGTTTACCGTCATGTTGCTCTTGTCGGTGTTTGCTAGGATCAACGCGTAGTTAACCCACATCTGGCTTTCATCGTACTCGCTTTTAGACAAAGACCATCCGCTTTCGGAAATAACGGTCTCCGCTTTCTCAGGTGCTTTTTCCGCAACGGATGATGCGCTGTCGATTGGATCATTTGTTTTCGGTTCTATGGTGTTCGGTTCTCCCGAAGAGCATCCGACGAGCGCCGACACAAGAATTCCTGCTGCGATAGTTGCCAATACCTTCTTCATTACATCTCCCCTTATCAAATAAGAAACAAAACCAATAACATCATCATAACAATACGTCCAGTCGAATGGAGTGATACGCCACGCGACTTTGCCGATTCATGGGCATGGCGTAATTCACCCTGTCTTCCGTTTGTTCTGCGGGTTCTTTTCTCTTTCGAAACCTATCATTGGCCTTCTTCAGCATCTTCTGGCGGGAAAACAGCCCCAAGCCCTTCAATGAGAATAACGTCTTTCCAAGACACTTCATGCTCGTCGGCGCATCCTCCGATCATGTCGTTGTGCACGCCCTCCCACACCTTCTGCTGCACCTCCGGCTTCTCGGCCATCAGTGTCACGAGCTTTTCGGTCGGCACGGTCCTCCATTTGCCGATGCCGCACGCCTCGACGAAGACGAATCCGGCGTCGCGCGCCTCCGCCCTGTAGGGGTTCGGGGTTTCGTCGTCGATCCCATCCGTGGCCTTCTCCACGGATCCGGAGAAGGCCGCGAGGCAGACGACCTGGGCGTGCCAGCTCATGGCCAGGAACTGGCGATGGGATTCCTCCAAGGACGCGGTTTCGCGGAGCTCGGCGATGACGGCGTCTTTCTCGGCCAGCGCCGCGTCGAGCTGCTCCTTGGTCGGGCGCTTCTCCAGGTCGGCGATCTCGTCGTCCTTGGCCGCGAGCTGCTTGATCGCGATCCTGTGCCGGGCTATCGAACCGATAAGCGCCCCGGCCAACAGGAAGGCGGCGCTCCATGAGGCGGCTTCCTTCGCATGCGCCGACGCGAATACCAACACGGTGTCGAGCGTTCCGCTGAAATACCCGACGACGGCGGGAACGCCGAGGAGAACCGCAACCCATGCCAAGTTGCCCACGATGGAACTCAGGGACCACTCCGTTATTTTCCTCGCGGTCACCATCTTGTCCTCGGTCATGCTACACCGCCTCGCTCATGTCTCCGGCCTCACGTACAGAAGGTTCGGCCGCCTTTTTCGACTCGCCCGCTGCGGCGCGGGCGGTCATGGCGATGTTCGTGCGCCATTGGGGCGCGGCGGCGCGGTAGCAGCTGACGATCTCGCCCTCCTCGGAGGTGAGGCCGGGAGTCTCCTCGCGGGGGTGCTCGTCGTACCACCCGAGGAACGTGTTCGGGTCGGTGTCGAATACCTCGCACAGCTTCCAAATAGATTCCGCGTTAGGGTATGAATCTCCGCGTTCCCATGATTGCACAGTTCTGAATGACTTACCTATTTCGTCTGCAAGGCGTCTTTGGCTCATGCTGCGATCTTCTCGCATCTGCTTTAGCTTGAGCTTCATAGCACTCTCCGTTTCTCTTATGTTCGGAATTATACACAAAAGTGTGCTAAAGCACAAAATATTTAGTCGAATTATATTGATTGACGAAATTTGATGTGCTATTGTCCATAACAGCACAAAATAATGTGCTATATGGAATGCGAAAGGAGGCAGCCGATGAAATCCCCGACTGGATCGATCTCGGGTCGCTCGCCCGGTCTTGTCAGGATAGGGGCCGGGTTGCTGGGGCTGGCCTTGCTCGCCCCTCCGGGGTGGCAGGCCGTCGCCCTGACGGCCCTGCTCGTGATCGGAGTCGGCATCGGGCTTTGGGATTGGAAGGGGGGTGAATAGCTTGGGATTCGACAAGAACGCGCTCGCCGCGAACCTGCGCGCCATGCGCGCGAGGCTCGACAAGACCCAGGGCGACATCGCCCGGGAGGTTGGTGTGAACGTCGGCACCCTCGTGAAGTACGAGAGCGGGGACATGGTGCCGGGCGCGGAGAACCTGTTCGCGCTGGCCGGGGCGCTCGGCTGCACGCCGAACGACCTCATGGGCTGGCCGGGCGAACGCAAGGCGGGGTAGGGAAGGAGGTATGTGCATGGCCCATCCCGACGACATCTACGATCCGCTGATGATCAGGCACGTCGATGCCGACGAAAGCGCCGCCGAAGCGCTCGCCCGTTGGCAGGCGGAGGATCGTCTCGGCCCGATGCGCGAGGACGCCCCGATGCTCGCCGACCTTCGGCTCGTGGATCTTTGGAACGATCTTGCCGGGATCACGGCCAAGTCGTCGGACGGCAGCGCGGAGTCGCTCAAGCAGCTGATGTACGACAGCCTGACGGTCGCGTTCTTCGCTTCGAGGCTGTACGAGCGCGTGCGCTTCGAGCTGCGGGGCAGCGACGAGCGTGAGGCGGGTTAGCACGCAACGGCCTCCTAGCACAACGGTCAGGGCGGCGGCCTTATAAGCCGCAGAGCCGGGTTCGACTCCCGGGGAGGCCACCAAGCACTTTGAGAACCGAATACCTGCACGAGCGGCTTCTCGGAAAGGAGCCGCGAATGAGAGAAGAACGAAGCGTATGCCACGCCGTCGAGAAGCTCGACAGGCACGAGACGCAAGCCGGAGTGGTGTTCACGGCGCACCTCGAATGCTCCTCCTGCGGCGAGCGGCTGGTCAGCGACGGCAGCGACTGGTCCGGAGCCTTGGTTCCGAGCCGCTACTGCCATCGATGCGGCTGCAAGGTCTCGGAGGCCGGGACGGGCGTGGGCGGTATCGCGCGCACCTTCAGCGCGGCCGTCGCCGGAAGCTCGACGAGCACTTCGGGCTTCGGTGATTCCGACATCTCGCCGGACCAGTAGCGGTATGCAAAGGCGGCGCACAATGGGAACGAGAAGCACGCTTCGACGGCACCGGGCTCGATGACTTCCGCGAAGCCTCCTTTGAGGAGGGACGCGTCGAGCTTCGCGATCCTGGCGGGATCCGCCGGCGCGATCTCGAACAGCGCGCCGCCGGAAGCCGTGATCTCCGGCCATGCGTCGAGCTCGGACGGATCTTCGACGCAGAACACCGACTGGAACCTCGACGGCATGCCGGGAAAGTCGGCTCTCCTGACCAGCTCGAACGTCTGCTCGATGATGGCAGAAGACGGCTTTCCCTCAAGAGATCCCAAGTTGAAGAGCGGGATGTCGGAAACGCGCGACCGAACGGTCGAAAGGTAGCGCAGCCCGTGTCTTGATATCCCGCGCGGAAACATCCTGGCGACAGCCGCGCCGGCCCCTTCTGCGCAAAGAAGATCGTCCGACGCGGACGAGACGAGCTCGAGCCTCGCGCCTTCGAGCAGCGATCCTGTCCTGTCCAAATGGTAGAGCATCCACCCTCCTATCGGTTGAGAAGCCGATTCTAGCAGAGCAGCCGCTCGTGCAGGTATCCGGTCGCACCTTGACAACCCAATCGACGCGGCGGTAGGTCCCGCACGCGCCCCCGCACATCGAGGCGGGAGTACTGCCCGCTGACCAAAGCGGGAGAACGTAAACGGCGATGGGAAGGAGGACGGCATGGAGAGCGAAAGCACGCCCGAGCTTCTGCGCATGGCGCGCATCGCGGGGCTCCCCGCGAAAGGCGCGTACACGCTGCGGGAAGTCGCCCGCGCGTCGGGAACGTCGTACACGACGCTCTACGAGGACGCGGTGGCCGGGCGCTTGCAGACGTTCCTGCCGCCGGGGCGCACCCGCGGCAGGCTCGTGAAGCCCGAATGGTTCGAGGAGTGGTGGAAGGAAGGTATGGAGAATGCCGGATAAAAGGAAAGCGCGCCAGTCCTGGAAAAGCGGGCGCGCATCCGTCTGTGAAGACGATGGAAGTATACCACAGGACGAGCGGGAGCGGGGCATGCGCATGCTGTGGATCCCGTTCGCGCTGCTGCTCGCCCTGTACGCGCTGTGGGAGGCGGTCGCATGAGGCCCGCCGAGCCGCCGTCGAACCAGATGGCGCTCCCCGGCATGGGGAGCGAGGGCGAGGCGCTCATGGACGAGGCCAGGCGCTGGGTCGCCGCCCACTACGACGAGTGGCAGTTCTGGTGCGCCACGGCCCGGAGGGACGGCGACGAGACGGGGTACATCAGCTCCGACGCGGTGACCCACATGATGCGCCACCGGTTCCGCGTCGAGGTGAAGAACGCCTACACCCCGGCTTTCGCCCGCATCTTCCTCGAGCGGCTCAAGCCGGCCGAGCGCGAGATCTATCGCCCGTGCTTCCGCATGGGCCGCTCGAAGGTGGACATGTACACGGAGGTGGCGCTGTGAGGCAGGAGTTCGAGGTGCCCGGCCGCCTCGCCGGGTGCAACGACTACGTCGGCATGTGCCGCGCGAACGCCCGCGCCGGGGCGAAGGTCAAGCGCGAGAACCAGGACGTCGTTCTCCGGTGCATCAGGCAGGCGGGGCTCGCCCCCATGCGCGGGCCGGTAAACGTCAGGTTCACCTGGATCGAGCCGGACATGCGCCGCGACAAGGACAACATCCGCTTCGCGGCCAAATTCATACTCGATGCCCTCGTCGAGGCGGGGGTAATAGACAACGACAACTGGGCGTGCGTGGGGAGCCTGTCGGACGACTACCTCGTCAACAAGGCTAACCCGCGCGTAATCGTGGAACTGGAGGAAGCATGAACGTCAACGAGCAGCTCGCGGTGCTCACCGCGTTGAAGAAGGCGGTGGACGAGCGACTCAAGGAGGTGCGCTCGGGCGCCGACGAGGCCATGCGCGATGCGTACGAGGAGGACGGAGTCGAGAAGAAGGCGCTCAAGGTCTGCGGCGAGAAGGTCGGCGAGCTCGTCGTCACCTTCGCGTCCGACGGGTACGAGGTGTCGGACAGGAAGGCGTTCGAGGAGTTCGCCGTCGACTACGGGCTGGCCTCCGTGAAGAGGTCGATCAGGCCGGACATGATGGACAGCTGCATCAAGGCGCTCGAATCCGTGTTCGACGCCGAGGTGCTCGAAGAGGCGGTGCGGGAAACCGTGGTCGTCTCGGCTGACTGGGAGAAGTCCATGAGCCGCGTCGGGGACGCCGTGTGCTACATGGACTCCGGCATGGTCGTGCCGGGGGTCGAGTACCGCCCGAAGCTCGCGAAGGGGACGATGGTGCGCGGGTGCAAGCCCGACGACGTGGTTCCCATCCTGCGCGGCCTTCCCGGCGGCGTGGACGCCCTCCTGCTGGGAGGTTCCGACCATGGCGAGTAACGCGCTGATCGCCTACAAGCTTGACAACGGCGACGACATGAACCTCACGCCCGGCAGGGTCAGGGAGCTTCTCGTCAACGGCGACAAGGACAAGGTGTCCGATCGCGAGGTGACGAACTTCATGATGCTGTGCAAGGCGCACCGCCTGAACCCGTTCACGCGCGAGGCTTACCTGATCAAGTACGGCAGCAGCCCCGCCACCATGGTGGTGGGCAAGGAGGTTTTCACCAAGCGCGCGCAGAAGAACCCCAGGTTCAAGGGGTTCGAGGCGGGCGTGTCGGTCCTCAGCAGCGACAAGACCAAGCTCACCAGGCGCGACGGATCCATGGTAGTGGAAGGCGAGACGCTCGTCGGCGGATGGTGCCGCGTGTACGTCGACGGGTACGAGAACCCCATGTTCGACGAGGTGTCCATGCGCGAGTACTCGACCGGGAAGAGCAACTGGGCGTCCAAGCCGGCGACGATGATACGCAAGACGGCCATCGTGCACGCCCTGCGAGAGGCGTTCCCCGACGAGTTCGGCGGCCTCTACGACGCCGTGGAGATGGGCGTTGGCGAAGAGGACATGCCGGAAGGCGACGTCGAGCAGCCGCGGATAGAGGCCGTCTACGAGACGGCGGACGAGGCATCGGCGGCCCCGGACGGGGCCGAGGAGGACAAGGGCCTGGCAGGATTAGCGACCGAGGCGGTCTGCGCCAACTGCGGCAACGTCGTGAGCGAGGTGGCCGCCGATGCGACCGCGCAGGACCTCGACGCCGGAATGGCGTGCTGCGAGTCCCCGAGCTACGAGCTGAGGTGATCGCATGCCGCGCCAGAGGATGGTCAAACCGGACTTCTTCGACAGCGGGAGCCTGGCCGAGTGCAGCAGGTCGGCCAGGCTCGCCTTCATCGGGCTGTGGGTCATGGGCGACGACAACGGCAACGTCAAGTTCTCGGTGAGGAAGCTCAAGAAGCAGATATTCCCCTTCGACGACATGCCCGACGCCGATTTCGTCTCGCTGCTCGCCGAGCTCGAGCGGGTCGGCTGCATCAAGGCGTACGAGGTCGACGGCGAGGAGTACGTGAGCACCGTGAACTTCAAGGTGTACCAGACGGTCAAGAACCCGTCCAAGACCACGGTTCCGGAGCCTCCGGAAAGCCTCTCGAAGCAGCCCCGCACGCGCCGGTTCCAGGACGCGGAGCTGGTCATGGCGGCGGGATGCCCCACGGCTGCCGGATGTGGAGAAAGCGAAGGATCATGTGGAGAAAGCGCTGGGGTAGTGCTGGGGGAGTGCGGGGGCTACCCCAGCACCGACCCGGAGCTTGCCCACGACGTGCCTCCAAGTAAGGAAAGAAGTAAGGAAGAAGTTATTTTCCCTTCGGGAAAAATAACTTCTCCTTCCGACCGGGGAACCCCGACGTGCCCGATGTGCGGAGTCAGGATGTGGAAGAACAACCAGTCCGGCAGGTACGAATGCCCGAACTGCCTCGACGCGTTCGACCGGGATGCGGTGGTGTGGCGATGAAGACCAACGCCCAGCACCTCGCCGACCTCATGGCCGACCCGGGAGACAAGCGCCACGGGACGCGCAGGGGCGTGGAGCTCGGCTGCAGGTGCTGCCTGTGCCGCGCTGAGCGCGAGCGCCTCAACGCTAAGCGGGGCGAGGCTCGCAGGGCCAAGGCCGCCGAGAAGGCCGCCGAGGCGAGGGCGAAGCGCGAGCTAAAGGCGAGCTACCCCAAGCCTCCTGCGCGCCGAAAGACGCGCAAGCCGTCGAAGGACGTCTGCACGGTGGACGCGATCCTGCTGCCGATGATGGGCAAGCCGAGCATCGACAACGAGGCCCGTGTCTGCTGCGTCTGCGGGAAGCCCGCCACGAACAAGCACCACATCGTCAAGCGCGGCGCCGGGAAGCTCGTCGTGAACGGGCGCGAGGTCGCCAAGCCCACGGTGAGGCTCTGCGGCATGGGCAACGCCAGCGGGTGCCACGGAGAGGCGCATGACGGCAAGCTCCACTTCCGCTGGGTCGAGGCGGTATGCGCCGACAGATCGTCGGGCTACGTCACGACCGGCGGGCACTGGGAGTTCCTGCTGCTCGACGAGCCGGCGAAGTACCAGGACGCCCTGGCGATGGACGGATGGGAGGCGCTGTGAGCGATTCTGGCGCGCCTCTCGCGGCAGATCGCGAGCGGAACGGATGGGAACGCGGAACGGAGGCGACGCACCCTCAGAAACGATCTCGCGGCTTCGCCCCCCGGATGGCGAACCCCGTCCTCCGGGGGCTGCGAGAGGGGGTCGACCACCTGACATGCCGGACGTGCGGTGCGTGCGAGGTCGTGCTGGCGAGCGAGGCTCCGTGGGCGCTCGTCCGCGACCTCGGCCTGTGCGCCGACGACGGCCTGTCGCCGGTCGATCCGGACGAGCCGAGGCGCGGAGCCGACGCGGAGTGCTGGAGGCCGCGGCCTTGGTAACCCGGCTTTTGGACGGATAAGGCCTGGACAAGGCCTATAACGACGGATAAGGAGGCCGAAATGGCCGATAAGGATACGAGCGGCATCGGGATGCTGCGGAAGCTGGCGGAAGACGTATACGACGATTGGAGCTTATGGTCGATTTTGAAAAGTGGGAAAAAAGCGGAATGGGGCGGGGATGACGGGTGGCCCAAGATCTCCGACGCCTTGCGCTCCATCGCCGACCAGATCGAGCGCGAGCACGCCGATGAGCTGGCGACTGCTAAGCGCGGACTGACCGGCGAGGCGCGCGTTGCCGTGGAGCGGCTGCGTGCGGTTTCGCACGACGAAGTGCTGAAATCGGCGAACCCCGACTTCGACATCGTAAACGAGCTTTGCGCAGCGGTCGGCGTTAGTCGGCTCCGAACCTACACCGGCACGCTCGACGCGTTAGGCGAGCGCATCGCTGAGCTGATCGAGCATGGCGGCAAACAGGACGCGGATGTCGAGTGGCTGGGAGCAGACGGCTTGCCCATCAAGGCGGGCGAGACGGTGTACCTCGATGACGCCCATGCAGACATGGTGGGAAAAATCGGTTCGGAGTATTACGGCAAGTGCGGTTTGGCGGGCGTTGTCGATGGCGAAGCCCTCACGGTTTCGCGAGTCGGGGAAAGCGGCACGACGCGTGTTAAGGAGTCGGTAGCAGCATGGTGCCCCGCATCGTGGCTCACCCACACCCCGCCCGACACCCAGGCGCTCATCGACGATGACAAGGGCAAGATGTTCGATGTCTACTGGGGATGCCGCACCGCCGTCAACTGCCTCGATTGCCCCGCCGTCGTGGACGGAAAGCACCCCGATGAGCGGTACGGCGTCGTCTCGTGCGAGGTCGCGCAGGGCATGGACATAGCGCGCCGCCAGCGCGAGCTGGACGCCAAGACGACGGGAGGCGAGCGATGATCGCGGACGGCGTGCTAGGCGTGATCCTGCTCTGCATGATGCTCGTATGGTCGGCGCTGCTCATCTACGCGGCGAGGCGAGACGTCAAGACGAGCAGGATCAAGTACGAAAACGCGCAGAAGACCAGGCGGATTCTGATCGAGCTTGCGAAGAAGAACGGGCTCGACGAAGGGGACGAGACGGGAGGCGATGCGTAGTGGAGATTTCGGAGGCGACCGAGCGGCTGCGCGCCGAGCTGGACGCGCGCGGCATCGAATGGGTCGACGCGTCGGAGGAGCGCGGCGAATTCGACTTCTATCACATGGAGCGGACGAGGTTCTGTGCGCGAGGCGGCGATTTCAGCTGCATCTGGGGGTACACGAGGAATATCGGCGGCCTGCACATGGGGCTAACTTACGGCTGGCCGCTGGTGCTCGAATGCATGTCCGACTTGATTCCCGGCGACCCCGAGCCCATGAGAGTGATGGAGGTCGTGGCGATGGCGGACGGAGGCGATGCGTCATGAGCGCGCTCTACGACGGATGGGATCTCTCGTCTCTGCTCGCGTGCCTCAAAGAGCGGACGGACGGCGTGGTCGCGCTTTGCCGGGTCGTGCTCGACTACGAGGACGCGGGCGAGGACGCGCGGGAGCTGGCCGAGGAAGTGCTGCGCGAGCTGGACGGGGGCGATGCGGAATGCTGATCAGCACGACCAATGACTACGCCCTGCGCATGTGCGCCTACCTGGCGCGCCAAGGCGGGATCGCGTCATCCAAAGAGATAGCGGACGCTGTGGGAGTGTCGCGCGAATACCTGATCCAGATCGCCCAGCGTCTGCGCAACGCGGGCATCGTCGAGGCCCGTCCCGGCAAGCACGGAGGCTACCGTCTTGCGAAGGAGCCAGGCGATGTGAGCGCGCTCGACGTGGTGCGCGCGGTGAACGAGGCGGCAGAGCCCGTGCGCCTCGGCTCGGAGGCGGAGCGCGCCAAGCGCCAGACGCTCGACGAGCTCGCCAGCCTCAGGCTGACGGAGGTGATGTAGATGATGCCCCCGACCCCGTGGCAATGGCAGTTCCCGCCGTGCCCGCAGTGGGTGCCGAGCAACAATCGCGATCGCGACGAGCAGGTTCAGTCGATCCTCCGCGAGGCGAACGAGGCGCGTACCGCGTTCGACGAGATCTGCTGGAACGGCATGCTGCCCTACGTCATGGAGCTGATGGACGTGATCCACGCCTGCGAGACGGCGCTCAGGGAGTTCGAGCCGCGCCATCTCGACGCGGCCAAGATGCTGGTGATACGCAAGAACGACGACAGGGGGTACTACGATGACGGAGGGAACCATGGAATTTAAGATCACCGAGGAAATGGTCGAGGAGATCATCTCGCAGAAGGTCGAGGAGGCGGTGAGCGAAGCCGCCATCGAATACCGCGTGCGCGAGGCCGTCGACTACGAGATACGCAAGAAGATCGAGCGGAAGATCGAAGAGCGGGCTGACGCCATAGCGTCGGAAGTAGCCGACGACCTGCTGTCGCAGAAGGTGGACATCGACGACGGGTGGGGGCATCGCGAGCGTTTCGACACGTTCGCCGATTACTACCGCTCCAAGCTCAAGGAGAGCATGTCCGACCGCATGATCAACGACGTTATCAGGAAAGCGGTCAACGAGCGCGTGAACCGCGAGGTCGCGGAGAAGCGGGAGCGCATCAAAGAGCTGGTGGCGAGCGAGATCGAGAGCGGTGATCACGATGGCCGAGCTTGAGCCGTGCCCGTTCTGCGGGAGCGAGGCCAACATGGTCGACGAGGGGTCGGAGTGCGCACCGGATCGGTTCTGGGCGTGCTGCCCGAATCCCAGCTGCTTCGTCGAAGGGACGGGCGTTTACTCGACAGAAGAGAAGGCTGCCGAAGCCTGGAACGCCCGCTGGGAGCGCACGTGCAAGTGCGAGCAATGCGGACATAGCTTCAAGCCGACGAACCCCGAGCAGAAATACTGCTCGAAGGAGTGCAAGCGGGCCGCGCACCTCGCCAGAAGGCTTAGGGACGAGGGGGAAGCACCGCTTTGGTTTGCGAAGGTGTGCGGCGCGAAGGTGGTGGAGCGATGAGCGGTCGAGAGACGTGCTTCTGGCGCATGTGCTGGGTCGCAAAGGGCAAGTGGGCGGTCAGCACCCAGTGCGGCCACGAGTTCCTTCTGACGCGCAACATGCGTCTTTCAGACCGCATGAAGCAACCTTCTTTCTCGTGCCCGTACTGCGGGCGCGAAGAATGGCACGACGGCGAGAACGATACGTGGAATCCGCTCGACGAGCAGCTAAAGGAATGGGGCGTATGATGACCAACTGGGAGAAGTCCCGCGGAGGCTTCGACGCGAAAGCCCGCGGGGCATGGGGGCGGAAGCCGCCCTCGTGGGACGATCGGAAGCGCCCGGCGCTGAAGATCAGGATCGGATGCTGGATCGGGCCGCGCCGCGTGCGGAACGGCGGAAGCGAGGCCGACAATGGCTAACCACGATAACCCGCAGTGCCATAACGGCGAGCTGCAGATCTACTGCCACCACGACAAGGAGCTCGTGCGCTGCGGCGACTGCTGGCCGTGCGCCGAATGCTACCCCTGCGCCGAATGCGATGCGTGGCCGTGCCCGTATATCGACGATAAGGAGGCCGACCATGAATGAGAGCATCGCCGAATGGTTCGCCGCCAGGCAGAAGCGCGACGAGGAGGCCGTCGCGTACCATATCGACGAGGTGCCGGTGAGCATATCGTTCGAGTGCCCGCGCTGCGAGCGCCGCGTGAGCGTCCCGTTCGGCGACGTGGACGACGGCAGCGGGGATATATGGAGCGGCTGGGCGGGCTGCGTCGAATGCCCTGACTGCGGGGAGGAGGTGCGTCTTGGAGATGTCGACTGCGGCTAGCCCCGTGCCCAGCGACCGCCTGGGGCGCATCGTCCTCGACCCGTGCTGTGGCCACCGGTCGTTCTGGTTCGACTCGTCGTGCCCGGTAGCGGTGTTCGGAGACGTTCGCGAGGGCGAATGGGAGCTGTGCGACGGAAGAGCTTTCGACGTGTCCCCGGACGTGAGCATGGACTTCACCGCCATACCGTACCAGGACGGTTCGTTCGGATTGGTGGTGTTCGATCCTCCGCACCTGCTGAGAGCTGGCAGCAAGAGCTACATGGCCATCAAGTACGGCAGACTCGAAGAGAGTTGGCGCGACGATCTCGCCAGCGGGTTCTCTGAGTGCTTCCGCGTGCTCAGAGACGGCGGGACGCTCGTGTTCAAGTGGTGCGAGTACCAGGTTCCGCTACGCGACGTGCTCGCGCTGTCGCCGTACCGCCCGCTCTTCGGCAACCGCAAACCGGGAAACGACAAGACGCATTGGGTGGTGTTCGTCAAGGACGAGAGGATGGCGGCATGACTGAGTACATAGTCACCGAGGACGAGTACCGCGCCGCCATGCAAAAGGCGTACGATGCCGGCAAGGCCGGGCGCGAGATATACACCGCTCGCGACTACCTGACGAGGCCGCTCGTGCGGTGCCGGGACTGCAAGCATTACTACGAGCATTCAGAGGAGGATCTGGTCTACTGCATTAACAGGCCGATCCTCAGAGGAGATAAATACGTCGAGACAGAGCCGGACGGCTACTGCGCCTGGGGCGAGCGAAAGGAGGGGCAATGCCGATGACGAGCGTGTGCCCGGGATGCGCCCACGAGCAGGCGTGCGGGCACGCCGACGTGACCCACTGCGCCGACAGGGTGCCCACCGCATGGTGCAGCTGCGACCCGCTGAGGCGGGCAGAGGCCGAGCGGGATGAGGCGGTCTTCCTCCGGTATTGCTACGAAGAGGCGAAAGCTTCTGAGCGACGGGCGCTGTCCGAGCTGGATCGCTATCGCGACAAGGCGCTGAGCGCGGAGTGCCGCTACCGTATCGCATGCGGCATCTGCGGCTCGCGCTGCGACGATGACGACTACTGCGCCGCCGTGATCGAGGAGGTGGACGGGGCATGAGCGATCACTACTCGACGCGCGAGCCGTCCGGGTGCTGCGGGTGCGCCGCTGCGGTCGGGCTCGCCGTCGGCCTGTTCGGCGCGTCGGCCTACGCCTGCTGGATGTTCGCGAGATGGTTTGCATGGGAGGTTCTCTGATACGAGCCGCTCCTCACGGGGCGGCTTTTTTGCGTCTCGCCAGGGAAATCTAACCCTCACCTATTGCAATTACATGGTATACCATGTATAATGATAAATGTCAGGGGGCGATAGGGCCTCCAAGCGAGAGAAAGGAGAACGACCATGAGCATCACATTCCGGATATGGCGATTGGCCCTCACCGTATCCATCAAGTGCCGATTGGTGAACCGCAGGTAGACTGATCGGAGGGAGCCGAACCGCAAGGCGAGGCTCCCGACTTGGGAATGTGTCCCATGGCCGTTGGATTGGAGTATACCATGGTGAGCGACGCGAAAAAAAGAGCAGACGCCAAGTATCGAAAGGAGAAGGTCCGCCAGGTCGTCGTGAGGTTCGGGCCGCCGGATGCCGATCTGCTGGAGCACTTGGAGGGCAAGGAGAACATGGCCGGCTACATCAAGCAGCTGATAAGGGCGGACATGGAGCGCGCGCGGCCGGACGATGGTCGAAAGGCGTGACGGAATCGGCACCGCTTCGGCGGTGCCTTTTTCGTATAGCCAGTTCAAAGCATGATAATAAAAGCGATTAATGTAGTAGGATGGCACCACCGCGAAAAACTACGGACGGAGGGCTTATGGCTGTGACGATGGGCAAGGGCGAGTTCAAGGCCTACATGTGCAACGTGATCGACCACATGGACGAGGGCGGGGAGGGCTACCGGCGGTTCTCCGAGCTGTTCCTGACCGCCATGGGCGCGATCGACGCGGCTGGGAACCTCACCGAGGAGTACAAGCGCTCTCCCTACTGGGCCGGCGGCGACGACGGCTCGCCGCTTCGACCGAGCGTCCAAGCCGAGCTGATGGCCAAGCTGTCGCCGGACGTGCGCGCCGCCGTCATGGATATGGAGGGAGCGAATGCCTAGGAGCCTTCCCGATTCGCCGAAGTACAAGGAGGCCATGCGCTATTTCAAGGGCGTCCTCGCAAGCGAGCGGCGCATCCGCTGCATCGAGGCCGAGATAGAGCGCCAGCAATCGCGCCTCGCCCTCAACGGCGTCGAGGGCGGCGAGCAGGTGAGCCGCACCATGGAGGGCGACGCTATGGAGCGCGGCTTCGTCAAGCTCTACGACTTCTGCGACGCTCTCGACACCGAGCTGATCGGCTACGTGGAGGAGCGGGAGGCGGCGCGGCGCACGCTCGACTGCCTGGACGACGGGGACATGGTGGAGGTGGTCTACCTGCGCTACTTCGAGGGCCTCAGGTTCCCCGCGATCCTCAAGCTGCTCAACGCGGGCGGGCGCAACATGAGCGAGCGCAAGATGTACTCGCTGCACGAGCAGGCGCTGTGCAGGCTGTGGCGCGTCATCCCGCGCGAGCATCGCCAGCGCAAAAGCGTGCAGTAAATTGCAGTAAAAACCGTGCTATAGTGCTATCCAGGTCGAGCCGTCCCGAATGGGGCGGCTTTTTCTTTCCCTTCGATCTAACGTGGCGATGCCTGATCGCGTCAATCCGCAGGGTCGATCAAGCTCTGCAACAGTGGGGAGGTCGTCTTGTCTTACTGCTTGTCGTGCGGGATGCTTCGCAAAACCAAATACGGGATGTGCGAGCGGTGCCGCGTTGACGAATCGACCCGCAAAGGGATCAATGCGCGGTACGCGACCCGGAAGGCCGGGGCGCGCAAGCGCACGCGCCGGGCAGATGCTTAGGGCGTGCCCTGTCTGCGGGCGCATCCACGACTCGTCGCGCATGTGCAAGGCCAAGCGCTCGCCGAGGCTTTCCGTTGCCGACCGCTTCCGCAGCACCAAGGAGTGGCAGGACGCGCGCGACGCCGCGCGCGAGCGCGACATGAACATGTGCGTGGTGTGTAGGGGCGAAGGGACGATCACCGTCGACGATCTGTCGGTGCATCACATCGTTCCACTCGAAGAGGATTACGATCTGCGCGCCGAGCTCGACAACCTGGCGACCGTGTGCGGCAAGCATCACCGCGAAGCGGAGCGAGGCGATATAAGCCGTAAATTCCTTTGCGATTTGATAGGACGGCATCTGGGTCGGGAATGACTATCCCCCCGGCTGTCGCGGATTCTCGCGGCCTCTCAGCCATACACCACTGCCACACCCCTAGACACGACGCGAATGATTTCCCGTGGGTTTTTTGGAAAGGGACACGAGAGGAGGTGCAAGCCCCATGGCTCAGAACAAGGCGCTCGACCTGCGCGCCAAGGCAGACGAGATCATGCGAATCGCCGAGACGTACAGCGTGGACAAGAACTTTCTGTTCCTGACCACGTTTCGGCGCTACCAGTTCCAGATCGGCGCGCTCGAGCAGCTCGAGGACACGCTGAACGAGGACAAGCTGCTGGTGACAAAGGAGTACGTCAAAGGCCGCAAGAACCTCTACGCCCACCCGGCTCTCGCCGAGTACGCCAAGATGTCGACGGCGGCAGACCGCACCGTCGCCACGCTCATCAAGATCGTCAACAGCTTCACGGAGGGCGAGGAGGATGACGGCGAAGACCCGCTGATGGCCGCGCTGCGCGGCGAGACGATTGAATGAGCACCCGAGCTACCGCTACGCGCGGGCCGCCGCCGACGGGAAGCTGACCGACGCCTGGGGCAGGCCGACGTCGGCGCCGGCCTACGTCGTCAAGCAGTGCCGGGAGTTCGTGGAGATCTGCGACGGCGAGAGCGGCGAGTGGATGGTCGACGTGGGGCGCGTGCGCGTCATCGACAACATCCTCAAGCTGCTCGTCATGCCGAAGGGCCTGAAAGCGGGCCGCTCGATCTACGAGTGCACGATGGGCTACCAATGGCTCATCTACGTCGCGATCTTCTGCGTGGTGTATCGGGGCAATCCGGCGAAGCGCCGATACGAGACGGCGGTGCTCGAGATATGCCGCAAGAACTTCAAGACCTACACGGTTGCGATCATCTTCATCATCGCGTTTCTGCTCGAGCCCGCGTTCTCGAAGTTCTACAGCGTGGCGCCGGACGGCGCGCTGTCGCGCGAGGTGCAGGAGGCGATATCCGAGACGCTCAAATCGAGCCCTGCGGTGTACCAGCGCAAAGGCAAGAGCAGGTTCAAGATCCTTCGCGACTACATCAAGTTCCTGCCGACCGAGACGAAGTACATCCCCTTGAACTACACGAACAGCAGGTTCGACGGCAGGCTTCCGAACGTGTTCCTCGCCGACGAGGTGGGGGCGCTGCCGAACTCCTACGCCGTGGAGTCGATGCGCTCGGGCCAGCTCAACGTCGTGAACAAGCTCGGGTGCATCATCTCGACGAAGTACCCGACCTTCGACAACCCGTTCGAGGACGAGGTGGACTACGCCAAGAAGGTGCTCGACGGCATCCAGTGCGATCCGACGGTGTTCGCGCTGCTCTTCGAGCCCGACGAGACGAAAGAGTGGATGAGCGACGACCTCATCATGCAGCAGGGGAACCCGGCGGCTTTGGAGATCCCGGAGATCTGGGAAGACCTCGTGAAGAAGCGCTCCCGCGCCATCGCCTCCGAGAGCGCGCGGGAGAACTTCTTGACCAAGCACTGCAACATCGTCTACCAGTGCAGCACCGAGAGCTACGTGCCGATCGACGCCGTGCGCGCAGGCGCCCTTCCGGGCATCGACTTCGCGGGGCGCGAGCTGTACGTGGGCGTCGACCTTGCCATGACCAACGACAACTGCGCCGTCGCCGTGGCGTACGAGGAAGACGATGAGATCTACTGCGACGTGAAAGCGTTCTTCCCGGCCGATCGGCAGCAGGAGAAGTCCATGACCGAAAAGATAGACTACCAGCTCTTCGTCGATGCCGGGTGCGCGATCCCCTGCGGAGGCATGGTGGTCGATTACTCGGAGATCGAGCGCTTCGTCGAGGGCATCGAGCGGGAGTACGGCGGCACGGTCGTGTCGGTCGGCTACGACCGATTCAACGCCATATCGAGCGTGGGGAAGTGGGAGGCGGCGGGGCTCACCTGCGTCGAGATAAAGCAGCACTCGAGCGTTCTGCACCCGCCCACGAAGCTTCTGTCCGAGAAGATCGAGGGCGCGCGCTTCCACTACCGCCCGAACAGGCTCTTGGAGATCAACTTCCAGAACGCCCGGTGCACCTACGACACGAACCTCAACCGATACGTGAACAAGAAGCGCTCGAACGGCAAGGTCGACATGGTGGCGGCGCTGCTCAACGCCGTGTACCTGCTGCAACAAGACATCATCTTCGGCGATGACTTCATCGCCCAGTACTAGAAGGGGGGTGAGGCTGTGGGGATCATGCAGCTCATGACGCGCTCGACGGAGGCGCAATCGCCGTCCGACGACGTGACGTCGGACGATCTGCTGGTCGGCTCGGCTGTCAACGCCGTCGTCGTCACGAAGAAGGAGGCCATGGCGATACCGGCGTTCTCGGCGTGCGTCGACACCATATCGGGAACGGTCGCGTCGCTGCCGATCAGGCTCTACCGCAGGGGCGGCGACAGCATCGAGGAGCTGGAGGACGATCCGCGCGTGATCATGCTCAACGGCGACACGGGCGACACGCTCACGGGGCCGGAGATGATCAAATCGATGGTGGAGGATTACTACTGCGCCGATACCGGCGGCAACATGTTCGTCAACAAGCGCCTCGAATACTCCAACGAGATCCAAAGCTTGCACTACGTGCGGGCGGAGGACGTGCAGCCGCTCGAGAACAAGTACGATCCGATTTTCAAGCAGGTTCGCTACAACGTCGCGGGGCGCGTGTACGAGCCGTGGCAGTTCGTGCGGATCCTGCACTCCACGCGAAACGGGAGGTTCGGGCGAAGCGTCATCACCGCCAACCAAGAAGCTCTGCAAGTAGCCTACATGACGATGCTCTACGAGCGCTCATTGGTGCAGCGCGGAGGGAGCAAGCGCGGGTTCTTGAGCGCGCCGAGGAAGCTCGGCAAGAAAGCGCTCGAGGCGCTGAGGGGAGCGTGGAGGCGCTTCTACGGAACCGCGGACGAGTCGGTGGTCATCATGAACGACGGCCTGACGTTCCAGGAGGCGTCGACGACCTCCACCGAGATGCAGCTCAACGAGAACAAGCAGACCAACGCGGCCGACATCTACAGCATGTTCAAAATGCCGCCCGAGATCATCAGGAGCGGGGGCACGAAGGACGCGTCGAAGAACGCTCGCGACAACTACGTGCGCTTCTGCATCATGCCGCTTCTCTCCGAGTTCGCAGCCGCGCTCAACCGCTCGCTGCTCCTCGAATCCGAGAAGGGCGACTGCTACTTCGGATTCGACCTGTCCGAGTTCACCAAGGCCGACATGAAGGAGCGGTGGGAGTCTTGGAAGATCGCCAAGGAAGGCGGCTTCGTGATGCCCGACGAGGTTCGCAAGCGCGAGAACATGCCGCCGCTCGGGCTGACCCACGTGAGCATGAATCTGCGCGACGTGCTCTTCGACGTCGCCGCCCAGAAGATCATCGTGCCGAACACCGGCGGCGTGATCGACTTGAACGACCTTCCGACGGCTCAAGGGCGAATGCCCGCGGCGTCGACGGAAGGTTCCGGAGGAGGACCGATCGAAGGAGGTGAGATTTTTGAAGGTAGTGCTTAGAAGCGACTCGGTGGAGATCGACGGCTACGTGAACGCCGTGGGGCGCGAGTCCCGGGTGCTGCGCGACGCAGACGGATACTTCACCGAGACGATCGCGCCCGGCGCGTTCGCCCGCGCGCTTTCGCGCGGCAAGCGCAAGATGCTGCTCAACCACGAGGAGTCGCGCGTGATCGGCACGGAGGGCGAGAACCTCGAGCTGAAGGAAGACGCCATCGGGCTGCATGCCCGCGCGATCGTGACGGACGCCGAGGTGATCGAGAAAGCGCGCGGAAACGAGCTGCGCGGGTGGAGCTTCGGATTCTATCCCGTCAAACAGCGATTCGAGGACAAGGACGGCATGCGCCACCGCATCGTCGAGGACATGAACCTCTCCGAGGTGTCGATCATCGACATGAGCAAGCTTCCCGCCTACGCCGCGACGAGCGTGTACACGCGCGATGCCGGCGACGACGCGCGGATCGAGATCCGCACGATGGAGCTGCAAGACGTGGAGACGGACGAGGAGCGCGCGGCGGATCCTCCCATCGACTACTCCTATTACCGAAACGCGATCAGAGAGCTCGGAGCCGAATAAGCGGCTAAGAAGACCGAATGGGCAAGCGCCGGAAGGGCGCTTTTTTTGTGCCCGGAAACAGGAGGGAACCAAACCATGGAGAAACTGAAAGCGCTCATGGAGAAGCGCAACGCCAAGGTGGACGAGATGAACGCCATCGCCAACAGGGCCGTGGAGGAGGTGCGCGCCATCACGAGCGAGGAGGACGAGCGGTTCAAGGCGCTCGAGAGCGAGGTGCGCGCCCTCGACGGCACCATCGAGCTCGTCAAGAGCCAGCGCGAGAAGCTCACCGTCCCCGCCGACTCGAGCAACGGCGACGGCGACGAGGGCGTCGAAGAGGCCGAGCTGCGGGCGTTCGCGTCCTACATCCGCTGGGGCAACGCGTCGGGCTTGGAGCAGCGCGCGGCCGACACCAACTTCGCGCCCGCCGGCAACGCGGCCATAATCCCCAAGACCATTGCCGACCGCATCGTCAAGAAGGTCTACGAGATCAGCCCGATCCTGAACGAGGCGACGCGCTTCACCGTCAAGGGCCAGCTCGATCTTCCGTACTACGACGAGGAGACGAGCGCGATCACCGTCTCCTACGCCGACGAGTTCTCAACGCTGACGGCCAACGCCGGCCAGTTCAAGAAGATCAGCCTGAACGGCTTCCTCGCCGGGGCTCTCACGAAGGTTTCCCGCTCGCTCATGAACGGAACCGACGTCGACCTGGTCGCGTTCGTCGTGAACGACATGTCGATGAAGATCGCGCGCTGGCTCGAGCGCGAGATGCTGATCGGCACGGCCGGCAAGATCGAGGGCCTGTCTGGCTGCAAGCAGACGGTGACCGCGGCCGCCGCCAGCGCCGTGACCATCGACGAGCTGATCGACTTGCAAGACGAGGTGATCGACTACTACCAGGGCGGCGCCATGTGGGTCATGAACCGCAAGACGCGCACGGCGATCCGCAAGCTCGAGGACAAGCAGGGCCGCAAGTACATGCAGGACGACATCACCGCGCCGTTCGGCAAGGTGCTGCTCGGCAAGCCGGTGTACACCTCCGACAACATGCCCGGGATGGAGGCCGGCAAGACGGCCATCTTCTACGGCGCCTTCTCCGGACTCGCCGTCAAGTTCGCCGAAGACCCGACCATCCAGATCCTGCAAGAGCTCTACGCGACCCAGCACGCCGTCGGCGCCGTCGGCTGGCTCGAGGTCGATGCGAAGATCCAGGTGGAGCAGGCCGTCGCCCAGCTGAAGATGAAGGCGGCGTAAGAGGCATGAGGCTCGAAGTCGAGAAGTCCTTCTCCGGCGCGCTCGGATGCGCCGGGGTCGGGCAGACCATCGAGGTTCCGGCCGACGTCGGCAAGCGGATGATCGACGACGGATACCCTGTCTCGGAGGTGGAGGAGCGTGGAAGAACTCGAAAAGCTCAAGGCGACGAACCTGCCCGATGAGGCGGTGCTGAGGCATCTTCGCCTCGATCCGGCCTACGTCGACGCCGACGAGATCGCGTCGATCGGGCTCATGCGCGACGCCGCGCTCTCGTACGTTTTAGAGCGCTGCAGCATCGACGCGCAGTACGCCGACGCGCACCCGGACATCGCCATCGCGGTGCTCGTGCTGGTGCGCGACATGTACGACAACCGCCAGATGCACGTGGACAAGGCGAACGTCAACCGCACCGTCGAATCGATCCTGTCGCTGCACGACTTCAACCTTCTGTGAGGCGGCCGTCATGGACTACAGGGAGAGATTCGAGCTGCAAGAGCAGCGCGCGGCGCAAAACGACAAGGGCGACAGCGCGGTTGAGTGGGTGACGATCTATGCGGCGTACGCCCGTGTGGCCAACCTCGGATCGCGAGAGTACTGGCAAGCGGCGGCGGTGAGCGCGGAAAGCACGCTGAAGTTCCTGTGCCGCCACCATCCGACGCTCGACATGGCCGATACCCGCAAGGTGCGCCTTCTGTGGCGCGGAAAGGCGCTCGACGTCAAGTCGGTCGACAACGTTAATTTCCAAAACGAGCAGACGGTCATCAAGGCGGTGATGAAGGATGAGTGAGTCGGGCGTGGTGCTCACCGACGTTTCCGGATTCGACTCCGCTTTCGCGACGATCTTCGCCGACTTCTTCGACCAGACGGTCATGGACAGCAGAAAGGCCGTCTCGGCAGGCGGCAGGGCGTGCAGGGACATGCTGCAAGGCACCACTGACCCCGGCATGACCGGCGAGTACGCTTCGGGCTGGCGCATGCGGATGAAAAACGACCGCTTCGGCGGTTACTACGTACGCGTCTACAACGCGACCAAGCCCTCGCTCACGCACCTTTTGGAGATGGGGCACGAGATGTTCGTCCACGGCAGGCACACGGGCCGTCGCGTGCCCGCCCACCCGCACATCGCCGACGCGGCAGAACACGGCGAGGGCGTGATGCTGAGGGTGATGGCCGATGGAAAGGGCTGACATCTTCTCGCTGCTCACGGCGACCGGGCTTCCCGTCGCCTATCGGACGTGGGGGGAGGCGATCCCGCCGCCTCTTCCCTACGTCGTCTACTTCTACGTCGGCTCCGACGACCTCGCGGCCGACGATGCAAACTACTGCGATGTCGCGCGCTGGTGCGTGGAGCTGTACAGCGAGGCGAAAGACGACGAATCGGAAGCGGCGATAGCCGAGCGGCTCAGGAGCAACGAAACCCCCTACTCGAAGAACGAGGTGGGGCCTATCGACGGCGACAGGTTCATGGTCGCCTTCTATTTCACGACAATTGGAGGATAAGTATGGAGAAGAACAACATCGTGCAGTTCGGCCTTTCGGAGGTGGCGATCGCGATGAAGACGGGGGAGGCGACCTACTCCACGCCCATCCCCATCCCCGGCGCCGTGTCGCTGTCGACCGACCCCGAGGGAAGCTCGGAGAAGTTCTACGCCGACGACAGCACGTACTACAGCATCGTCACCAACGACGGGTACACAGGCGAGCTCGAAGTCGCCCTCGTCCCCGACGAGGTGAAGGAGAGCGTCTTCGGCTGGGAGACCGACAAGAACGGCGCGCTCGTGGAGATCGCCGACGCCATCCCCAAGCCCTTCGCCTTGCTGTTCAGGGTGAAGGGGGATGCGAAGAAGCGCTACAACGTCTTCTACAACGTGAGCGCGGAGCGCCCGAAGAACGAGCACAAGACCACCGAGGACAAGGCCTCCCCGGCGACGGAGAAGATGCCCATCACCATGACCCCCGAGAAGATCGGCGCGAAGATGGTGACGAAGCTCTCGCTTCCCGAAACCGCCGCGAACGCCGCCGTCGTCGGCAAGTTCTACGATGCCGTGTACCTGCCCGACTTCGGCTCCGCGACCCCTGCGGGGAGCGGCCAGTAATGCGCCGCGCGGTCATCTACGGCCGCGAGATCGTCATGCAGGGGTCGCCGTACACCTTCCTGGTCTACAGGTCGGCGTTCAAGGGCGACCTCTTCAACGACTTGGTGGATGCGTACGAGCATGGCCGACCGGAAATGTCGGCCATGCTTCAGTTCGCCTGGGCCATGGCGCGCACCCACGACGACGCGGTTTCCGATTATCCGGATTGGCTCAGGGAGTTCGACCCCAGATCGTTCGCGCTCGGCGATGCCGACGCTTTGGGGGTGATCGACTCGGCCATCAGCGCCGAGCTGTTTCGTCGCCGAAAGGCCGGGAGAGCCAGGCGGTGGATCGCCGGACGAGTGGACGCCATGGCGAAACGTCTTGGCGCTCGTGCGGCTCGGCTTCTCGGTTGAGGGCGTTCGCCGCACGACCATGCGCGACTTCATCGCCTACACCGACATCGCGTTCGCCGATGACGGGGAAGAGGGCGATGAGCCGACGGCGCGTCAGGCGACGCAGGCGGACATAGACAGATTCTTGTCGTGAGACCAGGAGAAAACCGAATATGGCAGACGTTTACAAGGGGCTGACCGTCAAGCTCGGCGTGGACACCTCCAGCCTGTCGAGCGCGCTTCGCAAGGCGCGGAGCGAGGTTAGCGGCGTCGCCACCGACCTGCGCAAGGTCGAGCGCGCGCTCAAGCTCGATCCGGGCAACGTGAAGCTCCTCGCACAGCAGCAGAAGGACTACCAGCGGCAGATCGAGTCGACCAAGAAGCAGCTCGACCTCCTCAGACAGGCCGAGAAGCAGATGGAGGACATCGACGCGTTCACGCCCGAGCAGGAGGCTCAGTGGACGAAGCTGCAGTCCGACATAGTGATGACCGAGCAGAAGCTCAAAGGCTACCAGCAAGCGCTCACCGACTCCATCGTGAAGCAGGGGGCGGCGACGTCCTTGCTCGGCAAGCTCGGATCCGGCATCGAGTCCTTCGGCTCGCGCGTCCAGGGTTTCGGACGCGGCATGGAGGCGGTTGGAAACGGGCTCGCCCGCACCCTCACCCCTGCCGTGATCGGCGTCGGCGCGGCATCGGTCGCTGCGGCGGTGCAGATCGACACGTCGCTCACCAACGTAAAGAAGACCGTCGACGGCACCGACGAGCAATATCAGAAGCTGAAGGCGTCGGCCATCGAGTTCAGCAAGACCAACGCCGTGAGCGCCTCGCAGATCCTCGACATCCAGGCGCTCGGCGCGCAGCTCGGGTTCGCCATCGACGAGCTCGACGAGTTCGGGCAGGTCGTGTCCGGCCTCGACATCGCGACCAACATGGGAGCGGAGCAGGCGGCCACCGAGATGGCCCAGTTCGCCAACATCACCAAGATGTCGCACGGCGAGATCCGCAACTACGGCTCGGCCATCGTCGGGCTGGGGAACAGCTTCGCGACGACCGAGTCTGACATATCGTCGATGGCGATGCGCATCGCTGCGGCCGGCACGCAGGTGCACATGTCCCAGGCCGACATCCTGGGCCTCGCCACCGCGCTCGCGTCGATGGGCGTGGAGGCCGAGGCCGGCGGCACGGCGATCAGCACGATCATGGCGCAGATCGACAAGGACATCGCCCTCGCGGGCGAGGCCATAGCCGGCGCGAGCGACATGACCCAGAAAGAGATCGACAAGGTAACCGGGTCGCTCGAGATATGGGCGTCCACGGCTGGTATGACGGCGCGGGAGTTCTCCGACGCGTGGAAGGCCGACCCCGTGCAGGCCCTCTCGGCTCTGCTGTCCAACATGGAGGCCGCGACCGCCGAGGGCGGCAACATGTCGGTCATGCTCCAAGAGCTCGGCATCGACTCGATCAGGCAGACCGACGTCATGAAGCGCCTCGCCGGAAACTCGCAGTTCGTCGCGGACGCCGTGGCGAAGGCGAACGAGGAATGGGACGCGAACGCCGCGCTCGGCAAAGAGGTGGAGAACCGCAACGAATCGCTCGCCGCGAAGTTCGAGATGCTGAAGAACCGGGCCGTCGCGATAGCCGAGCAGTTCGGCGGGCCGCTCGCCGACTCCCTTCTCGACGTCATCGACGCTGCCGAGCCGCTCATCAAGATGATAAGCGACGGCGCGAAGCAGTTCTCCGAGATGAGCAAGTCGGAGCAGCAGGCGGTGCTCAAGGCCGTGGCGCTCTCGGCCGCGATCGGCCCTCTGCTCACGGTCGTCGGGAAGGGCACCCAGAAGATCGAGGCGTTCGGCAAGGGGATCCGAAAGGTCGCCGAGTTCTTGGCCAGGATGGACGTGAAGGTGTCGGGAACCGCCGACACGCTCGGAGACCTCGAGTCGAGCACGAAAAAGTCGGAAGCTGCGACGAAGAGGAACACCGAGGCGGTGAAGAAGTCCTCCGTCGCCATCGGAGCCGCGAAGACGGCGATGGTCGGGCTGATCGCCGTGGTCGCCGGGTTCGTCCTCAAGCGCGTCATCGACGAGGTGATCGCCTACAACGACGCCTTGAAGACGGCGGAGGGCGCAACGGACGGCTTGCGCGAAGCGGTGGGGGCGTCGAAGAAGGACTTCGCGGACGCCGTGCCGGGCATCGAGGCGGCTGCAGGGGCGGTGGACGGGTATTCGGAGAGCGCCCGCGACGCGTTGCAGAGCCAGGCAGACCTCGCGCGCGATATCAAGGAAGCATGGACGGAAATAGGGACGAGCCGCGCGATCGTCGACGAGTGCACGGCCACGATAGAGAGGCTCACGGGCAAATACGACGAGAACGGCAGCAAGGCGCAGCTCACCGCAGCCGAGCAAGGCGAGCTCCAAGCCGCCGTGAGCATGGTGAACGACGTGTGCGGCACGTCGTACTCGGTCATCGACGCCCAGAACGGCGTGCTGTCCGAATCCGTGGACAAGATCAAGGCGAGCACCGACGCTTGGATCGCGAACGCGGAAGCGCAAGCGGCTCAAGAGCAGATGGTGGAGCTCAAGAAACGCGAATACGAGCTGAACGGATGGCTGGCGAAATCGACCGACGAGCTCAGGGAAAAGGGCGACAGGCTGGCCGAGCTGCAAGCGCATAGGACGGACCTCACGCTCGACGAACGGCAGGAGCAGCAGAGGCTGTCGAAAGAGCTCAACGAGGCCCATAACAACTACGACTGGCTCACCGACGCCATCAAGGAGAACAAAGGCGCTCAGGAAAGCCTAAGCAACACCTATTCCGACGCTCAGCAGAAGCTGCAAGGAACCGCCGCAGCAATCTCCGACGCTATCAGCGCGCACGAGGGATGGGGCGACGGCCTGGCCGAAGCCGGCGTTGACGTCGACGCCTTCGCTCAGAAACTGTCGGAGCTCGGCTTCACGTCGTCGGAGGTCTACGCGCTGTCCGACGAGAACATGATGCTGCTCGCGCAATCGTACAGCCTGAGCATCGACAAGATCGTAGCGGCGTGCGACGAGGCGGGCATCGCCGTCCCCGAGAAGATGCGCCAAGCGGCCACCGGCGCGACGGCGGCCATCCAGGAGGAAGCTCCCAACGCCGCGCAGGCGATGCACCTTATGAAGGACGGCATACTCCAAGCCTACGACCCCGTAACCGGCGAGTTCTCGGCCGTGACGATGGACGCGATGGACGCCATCAACAGCAGCATCGTATCGGGGACTCCGGGCGCGGTAGGCTCCATGACCGCCGTGAAGGACGGGGTGGTGTACGCCTACGATCCCGTCACCGGCCAGCTCAAGCAGCTGACCGACGAGGCGATGGCGGGCGTTGCCAAAGGCGTGTCCGACGGGAGGCCGAACGTGGTGAGCCAAACCGCAGCGCTTGAGCAAGCGGCTGTCGGGGCGGTCAACCCCATCAAGACAGACCTCCCGAGGGCGGCATCGGAAGGCTCGGAGGGCTTCGGAGACAGCCTGGCGGACGGGCAGTCGACGGCCGCGCGCAACGCGGGGTCGATGGCGGCCGCCGCGATGATCATGAACATGTACGCGGCGATGTTCCGCGTGTGGGGATCCCACTCGTCCCATAACTTCGCAGCCGGCATCATGTCCGGCTACCAGGCGGCGGTGAACGCCGCGTCGAGGATAGCGAACGCCGTGAAGGACATCCTGGGGCATACGGTTCCCAAGGCCGGCCCGTTGCGCAACAACGGAAAAGGCGAGAGGGAGTGGGGCGCGCACGCGGCCCGGAACTGGGTGGGCGGCTTCGAGTCGGAGATCCCGAGCCTGAGAAAGGCGATGGACGAGGCGGCTTCCGTCGTTTCCGATGCGCTCGGCGCCGGCGGGAAGTCTGTCCAGAGCATCAACGTGTCGTCTTCGGCGTACCGCGCCGTCTCGGCCCCTCAGATGAGCGTGAGCGTCGACGCTTCCGGATCTCTCACGAAGTCCGACGTGTACGAAGCCGTGGGAGCCGCCATGGCAGACGCGCTTTCAGCGCACCCCGACATCGTGGTGAAGGTGGGAGACCGCGAGCTTGCCAGGACGATGAGGAGGGTCGGGTTATGAGGGAGAGCGCGAAGTACGTGAACCACCTAGGGCGCTCGGTCGACCTCAACGATGATGGCGTGCACATCTCAAGCGGAGAGCTTTCTGACTGGTCGATAGGGTACGCGACCCTGAACGGGCGCATATCGTCGTTTCGGCGCGAGCCGCGCGAGGTGCCCGTGACGGCGGTCATCGCCTGCTCGACGAGCGCGCGCGGCATGGAGAAGCGAAACGAGATATACGAGGTCGCCGCCGTCGACGTGGAGGCGGGGACGCCTGGGAGGCTCTACGTCGGGGACTGGTACATGCCGGGCTACATCGTGGGCTCGAAGAAGGGACGCTACTGGCACACGGGCGCGGCCGCCGACTACGAGCTCGCGTTCGCGTCCGACGACCCGCGCTGGACGCTCGAGCACTCCCTGTCGTTCGTGCCCGGGTCGAACAGGGACGGAGGCCTCACCTACCCCCGCGACTACCCGCACAGCTACGGCACCACCATGGGGTCGGTGGCGCTCGAGAACCCGTCGTTTCTCCCTTCGGCGGCGAAGATCGTGGTGTACGGGCCGGCGGCGAACCCCTACGTGATCGTCGCCGGGAACCGCTACGAGGTGGAGGTGTCGGTGCCGGACGGCGGCCACCTCGTCATCGACGGGGCGGCGCGCACGCCGACCATAACGCTCGTGCACGGCGACGGAACGGCCGAGAACGTCTTCCACCGCCGTCGCGGGAACCAGAAAAAGGGCGGCGGCTCGTACGTGTTCGAGCCGGTGCCGCCCGGCGTCTCGTCCGTCATGTGGGACGGGTCGTTCGGCTTCGACCTGGTCATCCACGAGAAGAGGGACGAGAGGAGGTGGAGCGGTTGGAGCGGCTGAAGGTGACCTACACCGACGAGGACGGGGTCGAGATCGGGATGCTCGGCTCCTACTCGCTCGACCTGGCGTACGGCAGCGACGAGAACGACTTCGCGCTGACCGCGGACATAGGGTTCCATTTGCCGAAGAAGTCGCTCGTGTACATCGACGGCACCGAATGGGGAGGGGTGGTCCGCGGGTGCCGCCCGTCCACCCTCGGCGAGTCCCCGACCAACACGATCACGGGCCAGACGTGGCACGGCGTGCTCGCCGAATCGTGCATCTGCCCCGACGCGGGTGCGGACTACTACGAGTCGTCGGGAGAGGCGAACGCGGCTTTGCGGGCTCTCGTGGCGCGCCAGGGCCTCGGCGACCTCTTCGACGTGTCGCCCGAGGACAGCGGCTTTCGCGTGAGCTACCGGCACGAGCGGTTCGCCGACTCGTACTCGAGCATCCGCAAGATGCTCAGGAGGTCGGGCGCGAAGCTGCGCATATCCAAGGAGCCCGGGAGGAAGCCCGAGCTGTCGGCGGTCGAGGTCGGAAGCCACGTCGACGACGGCAGCTCCCAGAGGTACGGATACGAGCTGAGGGTGGGCACCCCGTACAACCACATCATATGCCTGGGGATGGGCGACCTCGCCGAGCGCGCCGTCGTCCACCTCTACGCCGACGCCGACGGCAACGTGTCGAGCGTCCAGACGCTGTTCGGCCTCGACGAGCGCCAGTACGTCTACGAGCTGAGCAACCGGGAGGCCGACGAGCTCGCCGAGGAGGGCGCGAAGAAGCTCAAGGAGCTCCAGGCGACGAGCATGTGCGAGCTTCGGCTGCCCGAGGACGAGTCGTTCGACGTCGGCGACGTCGTGGGCGTGATCGACGACGAAACCGGCGTGTCCGTCGTGTCCGACGTCACCAAGGTCGTCGTCAGGATCGGCGGGAGCGGCGCGCCGGAGGTGTCCAACGAGATCGGCGACATAACGGTGCGCCGGACGGAGGAGGGCTACTACCAGGGCGCGTCGGCCGGCATCGTCTACAAGGCGGGGGACGGCATCCGCATCGACGGCGCCACCATCTCCGCCGACGTGACGAACGAGAAGCTCGCCGAGGTCGAGGCCAAGGCCGAGTCTGCCGGCAAGGTCGCGGCCGCCGCCGTCAAGTCGGTCAGGGGCGCGTCCCCCGTGGTCGCGGCGGAATCGGGCGGGATCGTGACCGTCTCGCACGCCGCGTCCGGCGTGTCGGGAGGCTCGTACGGCCCGGCCGCCGACTCGTCTCCTTCGTGGGGCGAGGCCGCCACGGTGGGATCCCGCCTCGTCATCGACGGCTCGGGGCACGTCAAGGAGGCCGCGGGGCGCAGGCTCGTCATGCCGTCATCCGTCGCGACGCCGAGCGCGAAGGGGCTGATGAGCGCCGACGACAAGAAGAAGATCGACGCTTACCCGTGGGACGCGATCAGCGGCAAGCCCGCTACGTTCGCGCCGTCCGCGCACTCCCATGCCTGGGACGCGATCACGGGCAAGCCCGCGAGCTACCCGCCGTCGGCCCATGCGCACGATGACAGGTACTACACCGAGTCCGAGATGGACGCGAAGCTGTCCGGCAAGTCGGACGCGTCCCACAACCACGATGCGGCGTACGCGGCCAAAGCCCATGCGCACCAGTGGGGGGACGTGGCTGGGAAGCCTACGAGCTTCGCCCCGTCAGCCCATAGCCATCCGTGGGCGGACGTTACGGGCAAGCCCGCTACGTTCGCGCCGGCCGCGCACGGCCACCCGTGGGCGGACGTGACCGGCAAGCCGACTGCGTTCCCGCCGTCGGCGCACGGTCACTCCGCCGCGGACGTGACCGTCGGCACGCTGCCGCTCGCAAGGGGCGGCACCGGAGGCTCTTCGGCGCAGGCGGCCTGCGACTCGCTCATGGCGGCGAGCATGGGCGCGAAGCGCGTCGTACCGGCCAACGCCGACCTCAACGCCTACAAGACGCCCGGGAGCTACACCTGCAACGCCGACGCCAACGCGAAGACGCTCGCCAACTGCCCGACCGGCGGCGTCAGCTTCCACATGATCGTTGACCAGGTTCTCGGGCACGGCACGTACCTATCCCAGACGATCCGGCAGTACAACGCCAACATCGTCTGGATGCGCGTGAGCACCAACGCCGGCGCGTCGTGGGGGGCGTGGCAGAGGACGTGGGCGATAGCGCCCGACGCGGCCGCCGCCCGGGCGAGCATAGGCGCCGCCGCATCGTCGCACGGCCACGGCGCCATGACGGGGGCGAGCGCGTCTGCGGCGGGGGCGGCC